TAACTCCTCAGGAGTTAGGTCATTGTCGACGTCCTGTGGGTAAACCCAGACGTGCGGGTTTTCGACGTTGAGGCAGGCGCCCGACTGCGGACATTTGTAATGACTGGGCAGGACTGACTGCGCGCCAAGGACGATCTCACCGGTCAGCGGATCGACGCGGTCCTCCGGCATGAAGTGCATGCCTTCGATGCAGAGATAACCGAATCGCGAGCGCATGACGGGATAGCCAAAGGCCGTGCCATCGCGGAGAAACTTGACGAAGCCTTTGGTGGCGAGAACGCTGAGACGCTCCCGGATCGTATGCTTGCTTCCGAGGCCGCCCTTGTTCTCGAACGCCTCAGCGAACTGCATGGTGGAGTAGAGGCGGCCTTGCGCGGCCTCCTCGAAGATCAGTCCGAGAATGACGTCGCCTTTGCGCAGCCGTTCCGCATCGTAACGTTCGCCGACTTCCTTGCGCACCAGCCGTTCGTTCATCGGGTTCAGCTCAATCCAGCGGCCGTTGACCTTATCGATCAGCTTGGCGGGCAATGCGGGTCCGTTGCGCAACTCGATTTCGAGTCGTCGTGCGGTACTCGCCTCATCTGGCCGGTGCATCAGTAGCCCTGAGGTGTAGAAGCCGCGGAGCGCGCTTGCGCCCGAGAGCGCGAGGAACGGATCGTCCTTGACCTGTTGTTTGCCCGCCTTACGAGTGTGATGGACGAGGATCACGCCAGCATCCGCGTTGACCATGTCTCTCAGCACCTCGACACGATCCTTCAGGAAGAACATCATCGCGTTGTTATCGTTCTCGCCCCCGCCATCGGGTCCGCCGTCGAACAGGTTTCGGATCGGGTCGAGGCAGAGGACGTCGGGGGCTGCATCGGGAAAGGCGGCACGGATCGCATCCGCAACGCGCGGAACGCCGTTGGCGTCGAGCAGGAGCTTCAGCTTCGGTGTAACGACGAATGTGTCGCGCGCGGCGGCCATCATCGACGCATCCAGGCGGATGCTCTGCATGCGCTCGCGCAGATAGTGGTACTGGATCTCCGCCTGCAGGTAGAAGACCCTGAGTGCCCGAGGCGGCGTGAAGCCAAGGAACGACGCGCCGGTTGCCATATGGACAAGCCAGCTGATCAGGAAATCGCTTTTGCCGACCTTGGGCGCGCCGCCAAGCACGAGGAGCCCGCCCGGCGTCAATACGCGCGGGCCGATGATGTCGTCGGGCATCGGGCTCGTGTCGTCGAGCAGCGCACCGAGCGTGAAGGCGGGCAGCGGCGCTTCCGCCGCTGCGGTAGGCTCAGCCCGGAGGAGTGGTGGGCCGTTTCTTTCGACATGGCGGGCCCAGAGGCGATCGGCCTCCCGCTTGAGGCGATCGAGCGGCCAAGCAGGCCGCAGCATGGCGGCGTTGTACTCACAGATCGCCTCCCATCCGTCGTTGGGACTGATGCGGCCCTCGTGAACCTGACGGATGTAATGACCGATGGCGGCGCTGGCGCCCTCGAACCGGGTCCACGCATCATGGCCCCCCTCATGAACGGGCGTCGTCAGAACCCGGCCGATCGACGGCTTTTGAAGGGCAGCCACAGGCTCGGCGCCGCCGAACGCGAAGGGCGGCATCGCTTCGACCCGGTCGGCAAACTCGCGCAGGTCGACTTCGAGGCGTGCATTGTGCTCGCGGATCGCCACGACCCGCTGAAAACCTCCTTTGTGGTAGACGGAGCCGGCAACACGGATAGGCTGGTGCGCCGAGCGGAAATGCGTATCGCCGCCGATCTTGACGGCGATGTCGCCGCGCAAACGGCATAGTTTCGCAAGGTCCTCGCCGACCGCAGGTTCGGTCAGCTTCCACCAGACATGCAGCTTGTCGATGCCCTCCGGCGTGCGGCCGCCGCTTTCGACGGTCAGGGTGGGTTGACCGAGGTAATCGACAAGGTGCCGGTATTTGCCCGCGATGTCGCCAGCATCGAGATCGACGACGATGGCCTGCATCTGCGCCACGTCGGCGGCTTTGGCCTGACCGTTCTGCGCTACGACGCCCGGAATGACATAGACGGCCGCACCCTCGCGCCAGGCCCATGCGGCGAAGGTGCAGAGCTTGCTGACGGCGTTGGTGTTCGCCTCGATCCAGATGTTGTGTGGCCGGCCGTCGAAACCTTGCCCCTTGTCGACGAAGCCGCGAACCGGGATCAGGCCCTCGCAATAGCTGAACACGACATCGAGGAAGGCGGCGACCTGTTCGCGGTCGGGCTCGACACCGAACGGATCAGTCATGATCGGGGCGTCGTTGAAATCTCGCCAGGGGTTGAAATGAATAAGGTTGTCGTCGGTCACGCCGGGAGCTCCCAGCAGCGCTGCGACCAGGGGCAGAGCCGGCATTCGTGGAAGTCGCGCTCGCGGGCGATCCGCGGCAGGAGGTCGCCGGCCTCAGTCGCCTGCAGGATGCGCACGGCGCGGTCGCTCATGCGCTGGGCGAGCGCGGCGTCGAAGGGGAGAAGCTCGTGGTGGAGCTCTGCCGTGTCCTTGTTGATGGCGGTGAATAGCGCCGGATTGGCGCAGATGCCCGGCACGGCCGCGTCCATGTAGGCTTGATAGAGTGCGACCTGGGCGGCATAGACCGGCTTCGCGATGGCGACGCCCTTGCTGACGGTTTCTCGCCAGTTGCGCGCGTTCATGGTCTTGCATTCCCACAGCGCCGGAAAGGCGAGGCCCGGTAGCTCGGGACCATCGGCGAGGATGCCATCGACATGGCCGCGGATGCGTCCGCCAGCGACACTGAACCCGAACTGCTCGCCGTCGCCACGGCGTGTGTAGAGTGCGAAACCGGCGCTGCGCAGCCATCGAATGGCGACATCTTCGAGCGCATGGCCGATGCCAAAGATGCGCAGGGTCTGACCGTTAAAGTCAGTGCCTTCGTCCTTGGGAGCGCCAGCGAACTCGAATTGAAGCGCTCGCTCGCATGCATGGCCAAGACGCGAGCCGCCGAGATATTCGCGCGGCGCTATTCCCGCGCGTTCGGCGACAAGCGCGTTGTCGATTGTTTCGTTCACCAGCTCAGCGAACTTCGGACGGGAATTGTAATCGAGCATCAGAATGGCACCTCCGGCGCGGTGGCGGCGATGTCACGCATGGCATCCTGGAAGCCACTGACGGCGACCTCGATCAGCGTCAGCACCTGGCTCTCGGTAAGGTCTGTGAGCCGCGTCTCCCAGCCGATCTCCTGCATGACCTCGGCCACCGGCTTCAGGGCGGCGAGGATCGCCATGTGCTCATCTTCGGTGAGATCAATCATGGCCGATGACCTCTGCCGTTCGGTCCAGAAGGTCTGGCAGGGAAGCGAGCAGAACCAGGCGCGCGGCCGCGGCCGGCTCGTTCGCCACGGATCGGACCATCCGAAGCCGCGCGCCGGGTGGCGGCAGACGGCGCAGAGCTCGTAGCGCGGATGCCAGAGCCGGCGCCGCTGCGATACTGTCTGGGAGACAGAAGAGTTCATCGCTCGGTCTCGTCATGCTGCCCTCGCCAGGCTTTCCTGCTCGGCGCCGAAGACCAGCCCGCGAATGGCAGCTCGATTGAAAGAGAAGGTGATGAGGGCCGAGGCCTGGTAGCGCGTGAGCCCATAGTCCTGCCGGTAGGCGGGCGGCAGCAATGACAGCTGCTTCTCGGTCGGTGGCAGCTTGAGCCACCCACGGCTTTTGTGGGCGCTCTCGTCGGTCTCGCTCTCGTTGAGCCAGTCGTCGGCGGCTGCAAGGCAGACGGCGCGCTCACCGACACCCAGGAGGCGCGGCTTCTGCCGCTGCACGCCGCCCACGCCGTACCAGCGGCCGTTGAGGAAGAAGACGCCGCCCCAGGCGTTGAAGCCGTTGGCGACCAGCGCTGCATCGTCGCCGAACAGATCGCACCAGCGAAAACTCGACCGCTTCAGGAGGTCAATCTCGCTCATGATGAAATCGCCGAGCGGCGGCGGAGCCTCGCCCGTCTTCCGCTCCCACACATATCCGCAGAGCGGGCATTCCGTTGCGGCAAGCGGGATTTCGGCCTCGCATTCCGGGCAGGTTTTGGTGGGTGCGACGCCGTTCGCCTCGGGCCCGTCGAGATCGATGTCCTGTTCCAGCGTGCCGTGCAACAGCGTCGAGGTGCCGAAATCGAGCACGATGCAGTCGGACTTGATGACGCCGAAATGCTCCTGCGGGTTCACCGGGCGTAAACCCCTGCCGACCATCTGGATCATGGTCGACTTGTAGGAACTGGGGCGAAGCAGCACGATACAACTCGTCGGCGGATGGTCCCAGCCCTCGGTCAGCACCGCTACATTGGCAATCACCCGTGCCTTGCCGGAGGCGTATTCGGCAAGAGTTGTGCGGCGCTCGGCCTCGCTCATCTCGCCCGTGACCATCACCGCCGGAACGCCGGCCTGATTGAAAGCGCTGCAGACGTTGCTCGCGTGATCGATGGTCGAGCAAAACACGACCGTCTGGCGGTCGGTCGCCTTCTCGCGCCAGTGCTCGACCACGGCCTCGTTGATCGGTGCGCGGTTCATGACACGGTCGACCTCGCCCATGTCGAAGTCGGCGGCCGTCCGCCGCACATTGGCGAGTTCCTCCTGCACCCCGACATCGATCACGAAGGTGCGTGGCGGCACGAGATGACCAGAGGCGATCAGTTCGCCGATCCGGATCTGGTCGGCAACATTGGAGAAGACGGGCCGCAATCCCTTGCGGTCCCCGCGGTTGGGCGTCGCCGTGACGCCGTAGATCCGGCAGTCGGAGTTCCTGTCCCTCGCCTGATCGATGATGCGCCGGTAGCTGTCGGCCGCCGCGTGATGCGCCTCGTCGATTACCAGAACATCGAGCGCTGGCATGTTGTCGAGATTTGCCACGCGCGCCAGCGTCGGCACCATCGCGAAGGTGACTTGGCCCTGCCAGCTCTTGTTCGCGGCATCGACGACGGAGGTTGTGATGCCGGGGTTCACCCGGCTGAACTTCGTGCGGTTCTGCTCGGTGAGTTCATCGCGGTGCGCGAGAACGCAGGCCTTCGCCCCGGTGCCGCCGACCATTTCGCCGGCAACCGCGGACAGCATGATGGTCTTGCCGGCGCCGGTGGGTGCGACGGCGAGTGTATTGCCGTGCTCGTGCAGCGCAGCGAGGCTGCGCTCCACGAAGCGTTTCTGGCGCGGACGAAGCAGCATGCTGGCCTGCTCCTCACTGCGCCCAGGACGGCCGCGGGCTGGCAGCGCGCGGAGCTGCTGCAGGAGCCTGTGCGTGAGGCTGCGGGGCAGGGGAAGGGGCCGCCGGTACTCCCATCAAGGCTGCATATTCGCGGTGATCGGGCGTCACAGCCGTGCGGATGTCGTTCTTCTCGTCCCCGTTGGTATCGGTTCCGACGTCGATCCGGGCGACGAACTCGATCCCGTCGAGATCGGCGAACCCCGCAATGCGCCGTGCCGCTTGCGCCTGTGGCGAGTTGTCCTTGTTGGAAATGCCACGAGCCGAATTGAGCATGCCACGGATGAGGCCACGTCCCATGTTGCCCCAATCCGGTCCCTTTGGGCTGTAGAGTCCGATCAACGCGAACACCTTGCGTCGGGCGTAGGGGCCCTCCAGCACCGTGAACTCGCCGTTGAGATACACCGCGCCGCCGGAGCCGCGGGTGGCGTAGCCACCGGTCCATCCCTGCGATGGATCGTCGAAGCCGCCGGGGCGGATGGTCAGCCGCACCTTGGCGAGCGTTCCCTTTGGAATCAGGTTGGGATTTTGCTGGGCGTCGTTAAAGTCGTTCCACGAAGCGGTCATGGCGTGCCTCTCGATCATGCGGGGGTGGATGGAGTGGGGATGGTGGGAGCGGCCGGCCGGCCGAACTCCAGCCTCTCGGTTGCGGGCTTGACTGGTCCGCGGATCTTCTCGAACAGGCGGCCAAGATGCGGCTCTTCGATCATGTCGAGCCGCCCGCTGCGATCCTTGGCCGGATAGCCCCACGGATTGAGCGTGTGACAGATGAAAGCGCGTCGAAGCTTGCCGTCTTCCTGCTTGATGGCCGCAAGCGTCAGGACTTCATCGACGATGCCCGGCAGTTCGAGGCCGGTCTTCGAGCCGTCGATCTGCGGCACGAAAAGCTTGCGATTGAAGTCATCAAGCTTTTCATCGAGGATCCCGACAAAGATCACGTTCTTGAAGCGCGTGTGCTGCAGGTGGGTCAGCCAGGCGATCATCTCGCGACCGTGCAGGCCATAGGCGCCGCGGAGGTCGGGTTTGCCGGTTTTTTCCGACAGCGCCTCGGGCTGGCCCTTGCACCACTGGAAGCAGAGCCGCCCCGCGACCGTGATGCTGTCGACGAACACGGTGTCATAACGGTCGAGAACAGCGGGGTCGCCAAAGCGGGTGCAAACAGCCTCGTAGTGCGCCTGGCTGTATGCCTGCTCGTCACGCAGCGCGGGATTGGGGCCGCCGATGAACACCGCGAAATCACGACATTCGACCCACGTGCGCGGCCGGATGGTGTCGCCACTCCAGCCCTCGACAGCGAGGTCGCCGGCCTCCAGGTCGTAGAACAGCGTCGTTGAGGCATCCAGCGTCCACAACAGACTGGTCTTGCCTTGTCCGCTGCCGCCAAAGATGGCGGCCTTGATGCCTCGGTTTTCCGCCATACGCTGGTCAGCGGAGATGATGGGGAGCGTGGACCTGGCCATTGTCGATGCGAAAGGACCGGTCATCGTTCGCCACCCAGCGGCTGAATGGAATAGCTCGGCTTGCCGGTCTTCACTGTGCGCGCCGGCATGAACAGCTCGCGCAAGGGGCGCGGCCAGTTGGCGAAGGCTGCCTCCGAGACCTCGAGCTTGGTCTTGACGTAATCCGAAGGATCATCGCCCCAGCCGGTGCGGATGATTTCCGAAGCGTGCCGGAGCTTGTCCTGATCCCAGCTCACCCGCTTGGGCAGATCGGCAATGACGACAAAGCCGTTGTCCTCAAACCGAACGGTGCCGGCGTCCTTCCCGGCCTCGGCACGACGTTGCGCCGCGCGGGTGCCATAGCGCCGGTCGAGCGCCGCATCGAGCTTGTCCTCGATCCGTCGCAGCGCCGCCTTCTGCATGGCAAGGTCATCGAGCAGACATGCAAGCTCTGGCGCGGAGACGAGAGCGAGGTCGGCAACGTCCATGTCGCGGATATGCTCGGTCAGAATGATCGGAGCGTTCATGGTGCGGACCTCACGCTGCCATCTTGAGCGGGGCGATGCGCGGCGATCGCATCGAGGCCATGCCAAGCCGGCCCAGAGCCCGAACCGCAAGGTAGAGATAGTCGTGCGGCCCGATGCGCTTCTGCACCGGGAACACCAGGCCCTGTTCCGACGCCACCATCACGCGGTTGGCGACAGTCGCCAGACGCCGGCGATCGACAGACCTCAGCACGCCAGTGCTCTCGCAACGATCAAGCGCGAGATGGCCTCTGTAATAGGCGATGCAGTCATGTGGCTTGGCATCCACGATCCAGTCGACGAGCCGGTTTTCGTCGAGGGGCACGGCATGGCGAGTGATCGTGCCCGTCAGGTGGTTTGAATAAGCTGACATCGAGCAAAGCTTTCTCGTTCGGCCCGAGCTTGAAGCTCGGCCGTGAATGGACATCGGATGTGTGTGTGGTGGACCGATCAGCCCGGAGGCGATCGCTCCCTTTACTCTTTAGGTAGCGACCGAGACCTCAGATTTTCCCAGAAGGTCGTGACTGCCGGGACGCATTGAATGTGAGTTGGGCGCATCTTGATCCTCCCGTGTTCCTGTCGGGTCCGCGCTGTGGGCGACATCACCGACAACGCCTTAGTAGCGATTGAGACTGCTGATCGCTCCCAGGAGGTCCAAGGATTGAGCGATGATCGACGAGTTCTAGCGTGAACATGCGGTAACGGATTTCACGAAGCCGCCGATAGAACTCGCTGGTGGACAGGCCCGAACGGCGCTGTGCGGCTGGGAGGTCGCCATCCTCGAAAAGTGACAGGCGTGCGACCAGAGCGAGATCCTCAGGCAGCACAGCGATGAAATCGGCAAGCAAGAGTGGGAGCTGCAGCGTCGGCTCGACATCGGGGCCGATCCACTGCTGTGCCTCGATGAGTTCGCCGAGCGTGGTGGTTCGCACGCTACCGGCCGGCTGATCGGTCGAGCCGCCCCACATCCGGAACTCAGCTCCAATCTTGTCGGCGACCCCTTGCGCTGCCTGCCGCGCGATGCGGTCCGCGAACGACGACCAAGCGCCTCGTGCAGGATCGAAGAAGCGCCGGCGCTCGATCAGCGCGAGTAGGATGTCCTGCTCGACGTTTTCGCGGTCCGCCTCCGAGAGCCGCATGGTGCGCGCGACCCGACGGGTGTGATAGGCGGCGGCGCCCATCATGGTGCGCAGCGACTGTTGATCGAATGACTGGGCGGGTGCCGGGGCTGCTTCGGCACTCCTATCGGAGACGGGCGCTGCCGAACCGATTGGAGGAATAGTCATTTTTTCCTCCTATTTCGGACGCTACTTCCATCGGCAGCCTCCAACTGCTCAATAAAGGCGAGGACCTTGTCGGCGGTGGCGAGCGTGGGAGACCGTCCACGCCGCAGATTGAGGATAAACGACGCATCCCCAATGGCTTGGCGTCCGAATTCGGTCGGCTTGAAGCCCGATACCTGAAGAAAGGCCTCGACCCTGGCGACGAAATGTTCACTAAATGTTCTTGCCATGGGAGGCATAAAAGCGATATGCAGATCGGGCGTCAACGAAAAGAAGTTGGCAATTTCCTACATCGATGAATCAAGGGGTTACTCCATGGATCTCGATCCGATCAGGCTGAAGGTCCTCGATCTCGTCGAGCGCGCTGGCACCGATCTGAAGAAGGCTTCGCTCGCTTGTGGCAAGAACGCTGCCTACGTGCACCAGTTCATCTATCGCGGCACGCCCAAAATTCTGCCCGAGGACGTGCGCGAGGCGCTTGCCAAGCATCTCGGTGTGCACGATCGCGCGCTGCGCCATCCCGAGGTGCCGCAGCGGAAGGTCCCGGCGCGCCATGAGGATGAGCAAGATGACCAACTGGAAGCTCGCAAGCGTCCGCGGCGATCGGCTGCAGGATTCTCACCGATCACCGAGATCGACATGCGCGCGTCCGCAGGACCCGGCGCGTTTCATGAAGGACTCGAGGAGGCCAAGATCACCTGGCTGTTCCCCGACGAGGTGATCCGCCACGAGTTTCGCGCGCGGCCGGAGGATCTGCATATCGTCACGATCGACGGCGACTCGATGGAGCCCCTGTTGTCGAGCGGCGACCGCATCATGGTCGATACCAGCCGGCGCGTGCCGGCCCCGCCTGGCATATTCGTGATCTGGGACGGCATGGGCGTCGTGGCCAAACGCATTGAGCACGTGGCGCACTCGGATCCAACCAAGATCATCATCAAGTCGCTTAATCCTGAGTACCAGACCTATGAGCGCAATGCCGAGGATGTGAACATCATCGGCCGCGTGGTTTGGGCCTCGAAGCGGCTGTGAGCAACATGCCCCCTGACGAAATTCTCCGGGACAAACTGCGCAAGATCGAGGCGCTGTTCGCCGGCGCAGCGATACAGGGAAAGAGCGCTGGCGGCGAACGGCTCGGCCGTCGCCTTACCGGCGGTATTCGGTAGATTAAGTCGCTGACGAGGACACCGCACGACGGAAAAGGATTAACATGTGGTCCGGTGACTTCGAAATGCCGTGGGATTGGCGCGTGCAGCGCCGAAACGATTGAAGCGACGATCTCCATGAAGCCTACGCCGGACCCATCAGCCCAGGACGTGTTGGCCGGCTTGGTTGAGCGCGTCACCTATCACAACGCAGAGAACGGCTTTTGCGTTCTGCGCGCCAAGGCGCGCGGGCATCGTGACATGGTGACCATCGTCGGCCATTCCGCGACCATTGCCGCCGGCGAGTGGATTACCGCCACAGGCAACTGGATCAACGACCGCACCCACGGCCAGCAGTTCAAAGCGAAGTTTCTGCGTACCTCGCTCCCCGATTCGGCCGACGGCATCGAGAAATATCTCTCGTCCGGTATGATCCGGGGCGTTGGGCCGGTCTACGCCAAGAAGCTGGTGCGCGCTTTCGGCGAGAAGGTGTTCGACGTCATCGAAGCGACGCCAGACCGGCTGCGTGAGGTCGATGGTATCGGGCCGGTTCGCGCCGCCAGCATTCTCGCCGCCTGGGCCGAACAGAAGGCGGTCCGGGAAATCATGGTGTTCCTGCACAGCCATGGTGTCGGCACGGCGCGGGCGGTGCGGATCTTCAAGACCTACGGTTCCGACGCCATCCAGGTCATGACCGAGAACCCGTATCGGCTAGCACGCGATATCCGCGGTATCGGGTTCAAGACTGCTGATGCCATTGCGATGAAGCTCGGCATCGAGAAGACCGCGACGATCCGGGTTCGTGCAGGGATTTCCTATGCGCTGACCGAGGCCATGGACGAGGGCCATTGCGGTCTGCCAACGGAAGAGCTGATGCCGCTGGCCGAAAAGCTGCTTGAGGTGCCGCAGCAGCTCATCCGCACTGCGCTCGATCTCGAACTGCAGGAGGGCAATGTGGTCGCCGATCGGGTCGGCGAAACCCCATGTGTGTTTCTGGCCGGCCTGCACCGTGCGGAACGCACCATCGCCGAGCGGCTGACACGGCTCGCAAACGGAATGTTGCCGTGGCCCTGGATCGATCCGGACAAGGCGTTGCCATGGGTCGAGAAGCATATCGGTCTGGCACTGGCCGAAAGCCAAGTCGCTGCGATCCGGCTGGCGCTGATGTCCAAGGTGTTGGTCATGACCGGCGGCCCCGGTGTTGGCAAGACCACCATCGTAAAAGCCATTCTGCGGGTCCTTGCCGCGAAGGGCACTGAGATCCTGCTGTGCGCGCCGACTGGTCGCGCCGCGAAGCGCATGGCCGAGGCCACCGGGTTCGAGGCCAAGACCATCCACCGGCTGCTGGAGGTCGATCCCAAGGGCGGCGGCTTCAAGCGGGGCGATGACAACCCGCTCGACTGTGACCTGCTGGTCGTCGACGAGACCTCGATGGTCGACGTCATGCTGATGCAGTCGCTCATGAAGGCGATACCGGACCGGGCCGCGCTCTCGATCGTTGGTGACATCGACCAGCTCCCGTCGGTCGGACCGGGGCAGGTGCTGGCTGACGTCATCTCATCTGGCGCGGTGCCGGTGGTGCGCCTCACTGAGGTATTCCGGCAAGCCGCGCAAAGCCGGATCATCACCAGTGCCCATCGTATCAACCAGGGTTCGATCCCTGATCTGAGTCCACCCGAAGCCGAGAGCGATTTTTACTTTGTGCAGGCTGACGACCCGGAGGCTGCCGTCGCCCGCATTATCGAGCTCGTAAAGACACGAATCCCCAAAAGGTTCGGGCTCGATCCGATCCGCGACATCCAGGTGCTGTGCCCGATGAATCGCGGTGGAGTAGGGGCGCGATCGCTGAACATCGAGCTGCAGGCCGCGCTCAATCCTGCAGGCGATCGCAAGGTCGAACGGTTCGGCTGGACGTTTGCACCCGGCGACAAGGTCATGCAGATCGAGAATGACTACGACAAGGAGGTCTACAACGGCGATATTGGTTATATCGACGATGTCGACCCCATTGACGGCGAAATCATCGCGGCTTTTGACGGCCGGTCCGTCAAATATGGATTTGGCGAGCTCGACATGCTGGTGCCCGCTTATGCTGCGACCATTCACAAAAGCCAGGGCTCGGAATATCCCGCCGTTATCATCCCGGTTCTCACCCAGCATTACGCCATGCTGCAGCGAAATCTGCTCTACACCGGCGTCACGCGCGGCAAGAAGCTCGTGGTGCTGGTCGGGCAGAAGAAGGCCGTCGCCATCGCTGTGCGCAATGTCTCGGGGCGCAGGCGATGGTCGAAGCTCAGCGAGTGGTTGGCCACAAGCTCCAATTTGCCACGTGCTTCGACTTTTTGA